ATCACTTGGAGATTTCATCACTATGCAAACAGGTCAGTATAAAAAGGAGTGTTCAAGTGAACTACGGGCTAACAGATAAAGGTTTTATTACAAAAAGGCTGGAAGATATACTGGCAGATCAGCGGCAAGCTGCGCGGGAAATCTTTCAAGACCTGACAAGTCCGGGCGATCAGGTTGACGTATCAGACTCCTCCCTGCTCGGACGACTGATTGCACTTGATTCTATTGGTGATGCTGATCTTTGGGAAGTTGCCCAAATGGTATACTCAGCATTCGATCCCAACTCTGCTACTGGTATTGCACTAGACAACATTGTTCAATATGGTGGTATTGCACGACTTGGTGCTTCCTATTCAACTGCAATCGGATTGTTCTATGGTAACAATGGAACACTGATCCAAGAAGGAAATACGGTAAGTGCCTCGGCTTCTGGTAATCAGTTCACTGTAATTGATAGCGTTGCTCTATCCCCTTCTCAAGCTTCTGGTGTAACAATCTCTGTTGCAACTGTGGCAAATAGTGCTGTTTATAACATCACTTACCAAACTGGACTTAGTTCAAGCTCTACTGTTTCTTACACGTCCGACTCTTCTGCTACAGTTTCAGAAATCCTTAATGGATTGAAAGCGATTGTTGATTCCAGACATCCGCTTATCTCTGCAACAGTTAGTGGAACCACACTGATCTTTGATCGTGTTGACGTGTTCCAGTCTGGTAACTTTTCTGTAAGTTCTAATCTTGCAATCAGTAAAGTGAAAAAGATTGGCAATCTGCAAGCTGTAGAAATTGGACCTATTGAACAAGAAGCTAATACCATTGATACAGTGGTAACCCCTGTTCTTGGTTGGGATAGTGTAACAAACCCACTTGCTGCTTCTGCTGGACGACTGCTTGAAACTGATGAAGAGCTTCGTATTCGTTTCCGCAACACCAAGCTTGAACGCAGTAGCAACATTCTAGATAGCCTCTATTCTGCTCTTTTGAGTGTTGAGGGTGTTGAGGAAGTTGCCGTCTATGAGAACGATACTGATGTAATTGATTCCAATGGTGTTCTCCCTCATAGTTTCCTGCCCGTAGTTCTTGGTGGTAGCTCACAGATTATTGCTAATACTATCTGGGAAAACAAACCGATGGGTATTCGAAGTCAAGGGAACACCGTTATTACAGTTACGGATTCTAAGGGCTTTCCTCATAGCATTGGTTTTGAACGTCCAAATCCTGTAACTATCTACGTTGTTGTTAACTTGAGCCTCAATCCTGAAGCTGATGAACAATTCCCCGGCGATGGTGCAGAACAAGTCAAACAACAGATTATCAGCTATGCTTCTAATAATATTGGTGTGGGCGACGATGTGATTTGGTCTCGTTTGTTCACTCCAATCAATAATGTTCCGGGTCATCAGATTGATTCAATGTTTATTGGAACTTCCCCTGCACCAACCGGCACATCTAACATTGTTATTGACTTCAACGAGCTTGCAAGCTTTGAATCTGTGAACATTGATGTAGTAGTTTCTTAAGGAGATGATATGGCTATCGTAGAGTTCATCTCAGAAGATTATCTAGAAGAAGCTCGTGAGAATATTACACAGCAATTCGTAGATAAGGATGTTATTGATCGTTATCTACAACTTCTTCTCAAACAACAAGAAGCAATACAACAAGTATTCAAAGACCTTCTGCAAAAGAGAAGTATTGAGGAAGCAACAGGTGCTCAACTTGACATTATCGGGGAAATTGTAGGTCAACCAAGAGAACTTATCTCTGCTGATCTATTTGACTTCTTCGGATTTCAAGGGGCACTAAAAGCTGGTAGTTACGGGGATATTAATAATCCAACTGTTGGTTCACGTTGGTATGACTTTGGACAACCTATTGGTGGTAATGTTCTCCTAGATGACAACACATATCGTCTGTTCATCAAAGCTAAGATTCTGAAGAACACAACAGCATCTACCCCAGAAGAGTTCATTGCTTTTATGAACTTCATGTTTGGTACAGACAACACGCTTTATGTTGCCGAGGGCGATGCTTCCTACACAATCTTATTTGGTAGACAGCTTAGCGATTTTGAGCAAGTTCTATTGAATTACGTCTCTACATCGCAAGGTTATCCATCCCGCCTAATCCCTAAGACTGTTGGTGTTAGAATCAACTTCGGATACTTTGAAACTGATAACTATTTTGGCTTTCAGGGTGCTCCGGGAGCAAAAGGTTATGGTGATCTAATTGAAGACGACAGTGCGGGGTACGGCTTGGATTACGGACTGTACTACGGCGGTAACATCTCTCTTGTGGGTGGTGGAATTTACGCCACCTTATTTTAAAATAATTCAACGAGGAATTACAAGCAATGGCTAACATTTCAAAACCAAATAAGCTTAATCTTATGTGGGCTTCCAGTGGGGATATTCTCGATCCGGGTGATACGAAGTATCAGATAGGGTGGGGCGTAGAGGTTCCCCCTCGTCAGTGGGAAAACTACATCCAGAACAAGCAAGACCAAGCAATCGCGCACATTAATCAACACGGTATTGCAGTATGGGATGCTGAGACTGAGTATCAAGCCGATACTAGTTACACTCAAGGTCAAACCAACGGAACTATCTATCGTGCCAAACTGACCCACTCCGGGCAAAATCCAGAGCTGGATACACTCAACACTTACTGGGATATTGCCTTTGCTGCTGCTGGCGATTTCTATACTAAAGCGGAAGTAGATGCCGATTTTCTAGCTAAAGATCAAAATCTTGGTGACCTCCTTAATACGGGAACGGCACGCGCAAACCTGAATGTCTACAGTAAGACAGAGACATATACTAAAAACGAGATTGACAATAAAACCGCCGTAGCATCTACCTCACAAGCTCAAACTCAAACCAGTAATGCTGTTCTTCTTACCCCGTTACGGTTGGCTGAAGCCTTTAAAGGTGCTAACCAGTCGCTGTCAATAGCAGGGTTCCAGAAGTTTCCGGGTGGTCTAATCATCCAATGGTTTTCACCACTTTCCAACGGCACCACGAACTTCCCTATCGCCTTTCCTAAAAACTGTCTACAGGCCGTTGCGTGCGATAACGATGCAGCAGGAGGTCCAGAATCTATAGGTGTTGTATCCTTTACAGCCACAAATGTGACTTGCGCATCCGCAGAAACAGTAGAGGGGGTGTGTAGGATGATCGCGGTAGGTTACTAATGTTTTATAGCCCTTCTACAAACTGTGCCTACCCAGAGTGTCTTTTAGATGAGTATAAATCTTCTGGAACACTTCCCTCAGATATAATCCCTATTTCAGACGAGGATTATATAGCCTTCTTTTTACTTGTACCTCCACCCGGCTGCGTTCGGAATTATACTCCAATATTAGGTCTGCATTGGATTGACTATATTCCATCTCAAGAGGAAAAAGTGAGAGCTGAGAGGGCTTGGGTTAAAACAGAATTAGAAAAATCAAAGTTGGAGATTGATAAGTTGGAAGACTCAGACCCATCCTCAATAGGCACAATCGAGGGGTGGCGAAATTACCGGATTCTTCTACGAGCATGGGAGTCTAATCGGGACTTCCCCAACAAACACAAACGACCCTCTTACATAGTTGAGTGAAAATATGACGCAAAAGATTAGCCCCTTCATCGAAGCAAAATACGGTTGGGATTACGGAGAGAGTGGTTGGAATACTGGAGCCGATGAGAATTTCTTAAAATTTTCTTACCTGTTTGACCGAAATGTTGACAGCATTACCCCCTCCCTGCCCGTCACTGTTTCTGGCACACACTTCTTGACGACAGATAACCGCTTCTATTTTGGTGTGGACGGTATTTGGTATTCATCTCCAGCACCCAAATGGTTTGAATTTAAGGACCGCGTTACTGGACAAACTTACCAATTTGACGGCTCAGCCGTCAACCTTATCGAATCCACTTCTGAACTGGATACTAGGCTGGATGCCGTAGAGCTAACGATTTCTAATTTAGGAACAGCAGCCTTTGAAGATTTGGACGCTTTCGCCACACAGTCCGCCCTAGATGTGGCTGTTGGTCAGGCACAGGCATACACAGACGCCGAAATTGATAAACTTGGCGTTGTTAGTGTAAAAGATTTCGGTGCTACAGGTGATGGTATTACTGATGATACAGTAGCGATTCAATCAGCAATTAATTACTCAGTTTCAAATAATGCTGAGTTATATGTGCCGAAAGGTGTCTATCTTATTAGTTCAACTCTTTCGATCCCGGCAGGTTCAACTTATTTTTCCATGTGCGGGGCAGGGAAGGAAACTTTCGGGGCTTATAATCTAAGAGCCATCACTAGACTTTTGTGGAATGGTCCTGCAACTGACCCTGTAATCCGTGTTGAAACAGCCGGAGCTACACGCCCCTACAAAAAGTTTTCTAATTTCTGTATTGACGCAACTTCATCGGCTGCTTCTTGCGGGATTCAGTTGCTAGCATTCAATCCCATGTGTGTGTTTGATAATATCAGCACCATAAAGGCTGATAAGGGTTTTGAGCTTGGAGAATCTTGTTGGGGACCGAGGTTTGTAGATTGTTATGTAGATTTTAAAACTATCGGTTTTGATTTGCTATCACTTAACCATAACGCCTGCTTTATCCGTTCTATCACTAGGACATCTAATGTTTCTGCTATTGGTGGTGTTCGCGTCGGTAGTGTAGACTATTCCAGTCAAGTTCTGTTTGAGGGATGTGATTTTGAAGCTGAATATGGCACATATCAAGTGTATTTGCAGCACGCAAGAGCTTGTCGATTCGATGGTTGTTACTTTGAGGGGCGCTCTACAGGGAATCCGTTGATTGTTCTTGGTCCTTCAGATGGATCAACCTCTGTATATGGTACTACTGTAGAAAACTGCCACCTCTCTGGCAGTGGTACATCTAAAGCAGTTATCCAGTACAACTCTGCCGCTGGATTAGAGGTTCGCAGTAACTTTATCACAAACTTCACTAATAATGTAATCACATTTGGGGCTAATGCGACAGACCGAGCGGGAATCAACTTAGCCTATTCAAATAGGATCACCGTTATAGGCGGAAGCTTTTTTGGGGGAACTAAACAAAATATAGGCTCGTTAGTAAACCAAATCGCCGCAACAACTACAACCAATATCAACCTTGCCACTGGCACTAATGTCCATGTAAGAATCAATACAGCTATTGATCCTACTATAGCAGCACCAACGTCGATAGAAAGATCAAAAGCCAAATTCACTCTCTACATCAGAAATACCAGTGGGGGGAGTAGAACAGTAACCCTCGGTTCTGGTTATTCTACCAACTCCACTTTCCCTCTTGTAATGGCGAACGGCTCCAGAACTGTAGTAAGTTTCTTTTACGATATCCACCTATCGTCTTGGGTACTTGCTTCTCCACCTGCCACATCAATAGGTTAATACTTGCATGAAAGAGCTAAGGCGGAAACTAATTGTAGCTTTTGTAGCAGCGGGCCTTAGTGCCCCTGCTGCTTTTGTAGCTTATGACCTAACTTTACCATCGGAAGGTTTGGTACTACAGCCGTACTCTGATCCCGTGGGACTTCAAACTGTTTGTGCTGGGCACCTTTTGCAGAAAGGAGAGAAAATCAAGCCTTCCTATACAGAAGAAGAGTGCATGGAAATCTTCGCAAATGATTGGAAGAAGCACCTAAAGCAAGCGGACTCTGCTGTGAAAGTGCCCTACGCTTCTGAGTGGCAACGGCAAGCCCTGAATGATTTCACGTTTAACCTTGGAATCAACTCTGTGAGGGGTAGTACACTACTTCGTCTTGTCAATCAAGGCAAGCACAAAGAAGCTTGTGAGCAGTTGACGCGATGGGTTTATGCTGGGGGTAAGAAATTAAAAGGACTTGTTATTCGTAGGGATAAAACCATGCCCTACTGCTTAGGTGAACTTACGCCAGAAAAGCAAGAAGACTACAGACAATTCTTGGAGCAATACAATGAAATTAGTAGACAATTGGAGAAAGGTTCTTAAGACATACAGCTTCTTGTCCTTGCTTGCTAATTTACTTGTCGCTGTTAGTGTTGTAGGTCTTTCGATTCTTGGTGTCCTATCCTCTCAAGTAGCCTTCGGCACTCTGGCAGTCTCTGCTTCTGTGTTGGGGCTACTTGGGGTGGTTGGTCGGTTCGTAGATCAGTCTTATGACGATATGCGGGGAGAGGGAGACAAAGATGTTTAGTTTCCTCTCCTCCCCACTTCTCAAAGTTTTGTTTGTAAGCAACCTTGTTTTCTTAGCGTCAACAGGGTTGTTTGCTTACTATTCTTACAGTTTAAAAGGCGATCTATCTGTAGCCGAGCGGGACTTAAGCAATTGTGCAAACGCTAATCTAAGCCTTCAAAACTCCTTGAAACAACAGGAACTATCTTGCAAGGCGGATGACGTTGCCATTGTAGAACTAACGTCTGAGAAGAAGGAGCTTCAAGATAAAATGGATGACCTCAAAGAAAGGCTTGATAAGCTTTCTAAGAGTAAGCCTTTGTATCTAACCACTCCTACACAAAAAGAGAATACCAATAATGAAACTAATGTTATTCCCGATAGTGCTCTTCTCAGCCCTGAGCTTGTCAGCTTGCTCAACGAAGCCTTCTGTGCTGTCGAACCAGAGCATTATAATTGCACCACCAGATAGTCTCTTGATTCATCCTTGTAAGGCAACTCCTGCTGGAGAAAGTCTTATTGAGTTGGCTCAAGGATATCGTAGCAATGTTGAGTGTATCGGATTATACAAACTTCAAATAGAGAAGATCAAGAAGAATAAACAAGAAAAGTTGCTTATTTATAGGGGCGCTGTCAAAGATGAGTCTAAATGACGTTAACACAAAGATTAGTAATTTGTGGGAGAGATTGGCGCTTGGGTTGATTAGCCTGTTCGTCACTATCCTGTTTATGATTTATCAAGGGCAGCAAGCGGATTTCAAAGCTCTTGAAACACGAGTTCTTGATATCCAGATGGATAAGGTCAGCAAGGAAGACCTCTCCGCTGTTGAGCAGAGGATCAATAAGAACTTGGACGCTCGTATTAACGAACTGATTTCAAGGTCAGCCTCAGATAAACAAGATATCCTACAAAGACTTGATCTTTACTTTAAAAAGAGTTTGCCTTAAACAAGGCTAGGGTGGGTGTGATGTGCTTTGGACAATAATCCATAGAGCTGTTGATATTGTTCTGCTGATTTTAGCACTTTCACTCTTGAGTATGGTAGGTCTATCTGCTACGGAGCAAACAGGGAAGACAGATTTTATAAAAAGAATTGAGCTGTTTCAGAAAGAGAC